CCGCCAGCTCTGCCGCTAGCTGTTGATAGTGCTGCACCCAATTCCCCACGGTATTCGCGTTGCCTAATCCTCTCGGATGATCGCCGTGCCAGTGTTTTTTGCCGCCTGTATGCTGGCAGTCATAGCCCAGCAATATGATTTTCGTGGCACCGTAGTGTGCTGCGAGCCTGATAGCGCCATCCCCAGAGTTCCTGGGTTTGGAAAACTCCACATAACTGACGTCCTCGATGCGCCTGTGGCGCGTCACGCGCTCGCCTCTAAATGTAAGCAGCACCGCCGCAATGTTCAGCCGCCACCACGCGGAGTCCATCGCAAAAAGGAAATCCGCCCAGGGGCATAGCTCATGCGTAGTGTTTGTGACGATCACTCGCCGGTTTTGCGCTTGCTCGCGCCAGACTTTAACCGCCGCGCAGTCTTGTTTTGTGAGACTGGGGCCGCTGGCGATGCAGACAATTTCTTTGCCTCGGGCTTTTTTTCGTACAGCACCTCAACAAAACGCCTGATGCCAGATAATTGATTCTCGGTAACATTCAGTTCCTGGCCCTTCTGTATAGAACCAAGCTCATCGTGTAATAAATTCTTGTTCGCTCGAATTTTCATGGACACCTCAAGAAAAGCCCGCCTTTTACAGCGGGCTCAGTCGGTTAGCTCACATTAAGCCGCAGTGATGTCGCCGTACATGATGCCAGCAGGACGCTCAACACCAAGTCCCAAGCGCTCCTCAGCGCGGATAGTGACTAGATTTTTGGTGAAGTCGTCATTGATATACCCCATCTCTACCGTGGCACCCTGGCGCTGGTAGATAACCGCCGAACTGCGCAATGAGCCAATTGCGAAAGTACCTGCAGGCATGTAGGGAGACATCACAACATCAACACCGAACGGCGATGTACTGGCCATCGTGCCCGGTGCGCCGTAGAGATACACTCCGGCAGAGCCTTCGCGCAAAACCTCCATAGCAGCCCAGTCGGCAGGGTTGACAATAACCGTATCAACTACCTCGCCAACTGCCCATCTGTTGTACTTCGCCTTGTTGATAGACTCAACCAGGTTAGCGCCAGAGGTAGGCGTGAACGCGGTGAAATTTCCGCTGTCAGTAATGCCCGACAGGTTTGGCGTAGTGCCATCACCGATGATGAGCTGCTTTTCAACTCGCTGCATAAGACCGTCACGCAACCGCGTATCAATATATGCGGCAACCGCCGGCGCATCAGCCATCAACTGCTTCGATATTTTTATCCAGTGCGCAACCGTTTCGATGATCACGTTGTACGCCTGGAATGTAATATCTGACTCGGGCTTGGCTGCTTTTTCTGCAACCTCAACAGCGTCATTAGTCCAGACGTTTTCACGCAAAGAATTAACCGAGTTGCTAGCGACTACGATCGTAGGGATCTGCTGGCGCACAGTGCGAGGCGCAAAGCTGCCGGGGATAATCCCTGGCATTTGCTGTGGGAACGTGGTGTTGTCCCCTGTCCCAACTGTGTTTTTTACCTCATACCGAGCCTTGTCACGGTTGCCCTCAATGAATTGCTTGTACTCATCAGACTTGATGAACTCGGTGCCGTTAGTGACGGGTGCAGTGGAATTACTCGCAACCACAGATCGCTGCGCAAGATCAGTGATCTCGTCGCGCATTTCCTTGTACTGGCCAGACAAGTCATCTATCTTGCCGGTTAATTCCGTGCCAACCTTGCCGTGCTTTTCCAGCTCAACATTGTAGTCATCAGTTGCTGTTTTGAGCTGCGTAGCAAGCCCCGCGAGTCCAGCTTCTAAAGCTGCTTTGATTTCTTCGGGCATAAATATTCCTTTGCCATATTTCAGGCATAAAAAAACCGACTCAGTGGTCGGCATATTGGTTTGTGTTTCTGCTAGGTTTTCAGGTTTTCAGATTAAAGCTCTGGAAGATGCCCGCAATCTCTGCGGTTTCGTCTTTTGCTTCTGACTCACTCAGAAACAGGGATTTCATGCCACTTACCAGTGCGGTGGCGTCAGTCCTGGAAAGTCCTGCATCTCGCAGCACTCTCTCATAATCTTTTAGGCTTTGAGCCTCCTTTATATCGCTTTTGATGCTGCCTATTTGCGCACCATCGTCAGCAGGTGACTCAACCGCGCTGATCTCGACAAGATCAATTTCTATAAGATCGCGCCTTCCTGCCTCTGTGTCTTTTTTCTGCAAAAGTCGATAGCCAATTGATAGGCCAGTAACCGATCCGTGCTTGAGTGACGCATACGCATCCTCTGCAACTGAGTGACCGGGCGTAAGTTCACCTTCAACATAGAGGCCTTTTTCATCTTCCCGAATGTCCATCCACTTGCCAATGACTGGGCCGTGATGGTTCCAGCGCATTAGTATCGGACGCTCTCGGTTTGCCAGTGTGTTTTTGTAAGCGCCCGGCAAAACTGTATCGCCGTAGCTATCAACGCCACCAAATACGGACGCATAGCCGCTGAACTTACGCGCACCAGCTTCACTGCTAAACTTAAAATCAGCACATGATAGATCAAGGCTCTTGTGTTGCATCAGGCACTCCCGCCGGGAACATCCCAGCCATTAGTAGGGGCACCATTGCGCCCTGTATAAGTAATTGATCGCCGCCTGCCATTGCCTGGCGGCCCTCGCTTTGGCGCGCTTCGTTTGGCGTCATTTGGGCGGAATTAACAGCCTGATGGTTAGACTCCAGGCGCGTTTTAGTGTCAGCGCGCAGCAGTGCATCGAAATCAAACTCCGCTTCATAGACGGTGTTGCCAACAGGATCTAACAGCCAGCGCACCGCCGAGGTTTCAAACTTCTCAAGATAGGGCCGCAAATTCAGTTTGTAGAATGCCGCCATGATCTCGTACACGTTAGAGCCTAGACTTGACTGGCCGAATGTCTGGTTGAGCAGGATGGACGGCACGCCAAAAAAGCGGCCTATATCCTCAATCTGGAAGCGGCGACTATCAAGCAGCTCAATGTCTTGTGGGCTCATGCTCACTTGTTGGTACTGCATCCCCGCCTCAAGAACAAATAAACGATCCTCGTTGCCCACCTCAAGATCGGAAAATGCAGTCCTGATCTGGTCACGCTGTTCGGGCTTGAGTGTCCTGTCAATTGTCAGCACGCCGGAGGGTTTTGCGCCGTTGCTGTAAATCTTGCTGACTCGATTGTCGGCGGCAATCGCTATGCCGATACTGTTGCGCGCATAGGACAGCGGAGACATTCCGACAATCCCGTTGCCGAACAACTTTACATGCCACATTGTTTCGCTGGTGTAGACTTTTACATCCGTACCAGTGATGAAAGTGTGTATAACCGTTCCATCGCGCAACAGTGAAGTTTCAATCTGTGCAGATGACACTGGCAATAGACCGGCAATGCGATTGCCCACTTTTTGTTTTATCGCGTAGGCGTTTCCGCTAACCACGAGATTGAGTGCCATCGACTCCCAAAACTCAACGCTTGTCTGGTATTGATTGGGCTTTTTCTTCAACACGTTCTGCAGCGGATGAGTCGATAGCACCCTGCCGCCCGGCTTCTGCTCATACAGATTAAAGGGCAGAGAGCCTATAGTCTCGGTCAGGATTCGGACGGCAGCCCATACAGCACTGACCTGCATGGCGCTATCAAATGTAACCTCCGCTGCAGATAATGATCCGTATGCGGGCGAAGCAATTTGTATGCCCTCATTGAGAGGTGGCGCACCAGCCGTACCGAATATGCGCCGCACGGCTGAGAACATTCCCATCAGATCACCAATAATCGGTTGTTAAACATAAGGAGCCCTACAGAACCAGTGGCGCAGAAAAGAATCCATCCAAATCTTCTTGGTCAAATCCAGTGGAGGCAGCACCCATAGCCATTACCATCGCTACCGCAGCATCAATTTTATTAATCGACTTCTGCTTTGCGAGCCAGCGGTTATCCCAGCGATCCTCGTCAGTGACTGCTGACATCATCGCGGAGATTAATACCGGGTTTTTCTTAAACCTGATGCGCCCATCAAGCATCGCGTCCTCAAGAATCCGCAATGAGCCGGGGAACCACAATCCCTCTGCATGAGTGCCGTTGCGTCTAGCATTCTCTACCATCTCTTCAGTCGGCCTGCCTTTTTTTGTCCCACCCTGCGGGTGCTCGTGGAATGGCAAAGTC